TCCATCATAACTATATCTTAAATATTTTTTAGTATTTCCCGGATCAGCATATAAAAACAAATTAGAATCAATTATAATACTACGTTTATTATTTTTTTGTTGTGTATCAAACACATTCTTTCTTAAATTTAAATGTGTTACATTTTTACTTCCAGGATGTACAAAGCCTTGTACAACAGCAACATCGCTGTCAATTACTTTCCACTCATCTACAACTTTACCAATATCACCTACAGCATTTACACCCTTAATAAAGTTTATTAACACTTCGGGCTTTTCTGGGTTTCTATTTTTAGGTGGAATACCTTTTAGATAAGAAGCAACAGTTAACATCAATCATCACCATTTATCATGCGCCAGGCTGTTCCGTCTAGCATCTCTTGATGTGTAAATTGGCAATATGACAAATGTGCCATAAAAGCCGTCATAGTATCTTTGTCATGTACAGGAAGTTTTTCTACCTGTGACAAGTCATTGCCGGCTAAACTTGATGCAGCATTAGGACCTAGTGTAATAGCTGGCTTGCCATTTACTAATGCTTCTACTGCGGCAATACTGTTGTAGGTTATCAAACAATGTACATCATCTGATAATGCATCTTCAATAGTATCTGTTGATATCCGTTCTGATCTAATAGGCTTCATTCTTATTTCAATTGGTCTATCTGTATATTTTTTTAGTTCAGCTAATACATTCTTTGTCCACTCTTCTGCTACAGGTTGTCCAAATATTTTCATTACTTTATCACTAGGAGGACAAATAAGAATTTTACTTCCTGGCTTAAATTTTCTATACTTCCATGCATGTCTACGTAATCTATCTGTAGGACGATCAATTATTTCAAGTTGCTGTAAATTATTTTTAGTTATTCTATGCCAAATTTTTGCTTTACTTCTTTCATTGCCAAAGTATCCAGTGTCTATTGCGTAAAAGTCTCTTCCAGTATCCCAACAATGATTAATTGCTCGTTGACTGTTGCCACCCAGCCCTCTAATAACTAACGGAATTGAGGTATCTAATTCTTGATCAAAATCGCCAAGGCGTCCGTGAGTACCGCTACAAAATGCTTCTAATAAACGATCGTATGATAAATGCTTTTTGTCTATGTTTACATCTTCCGGATGTATTGCTACTACTTTGTAACCGCTTTTCTTTTTATTTCTAACCATATCGTCTATCTCTCTAATTACGTTGTCTGCCTTTACATTATAAAATTGACCAGTGGGATCAACTAAAGTTTTTAATAAATCATCAACTAATTTTTTTTTTGAATCGCTAAGTGTTAGCTGTGTTGGATATGTTACTGTATCTTTGTAGTCGTCTATAAGTTGCTGTTGATATTTGCGTTCAACTTTATAATATTCATTTGCATATTCACAGTCTTGATATTGTTCAAACCAAGGACCACCTTCTGTATAATGTAGCATTTTAGGCTTGCCATCTTTTGGCTCTTTATACCAGCCAACTAACCAATTCCATTCGTGTGAAATTTCTCCAATTTGATTGTCTGTTAACCAGCTAAATCTATGTAAGTAGGCTCCTGTAGTATCTAGATTATTAATTAACCCTAAGTTTAATTTAGCATTAGATATATGTGAACAATTAAACAATACACACGAACTCCAATTTTTACGTGGGTATACAGTTTGCTTCTGCCCGTCCATTTTTATACCTTCCTTAGGAGTATAATCATGGTGCGCACACATTACTGCATACTGATCGTCTGCTTGATCAAATAGTTCTTTAATATCAGTGAGGGCTACGAAGTCGCAATCAATGAATAATGCCCAGCCGTTGTACTCTGTTAGGTGTGGAACTAGGAAACGTGTAAATGTAAATTCAGTACTTGCTAACGGGTCTACTGGACGTTTGTATAGTTTTTCTTTTCTTAACACTCGTTGATTAAGTGGAATAATTTCTACAGGTACACTAACAGTATCGAGAATACTTTGTTTACATACTTGAAATGCAATATCCTCTCTCGTGTCGTATCCTACAAAAATTTTTAGTGGTTGCATTAGTCTCTTCTTTCGATATCTTCTTCAATGCACTCACTACCCCATTGTATTTCTAGTATGTGTGCGTTTTCTGTTCCGGGGTTACTTGGCTTGTGCCAAACTTCTTTGCCAATTTCATAAGGCAATCTGTGCGGTTCTAATAATACTGTGCTAGTTGTAGATTTCCATTCAGTTTTCATATCTACAACACCTTCTAATATCATCCATTGTTCAGAACGTTTAAAATGTTTTTGATCACTTAAACTTTTGCCAGGATAAATTACAAGTTCTTTTACTTTATAACCTTTTTCAGGTTTATGATCTAACACACGCCAGTAACCCCAGTCACGTTCTGTCTTTTGTGTTTTCCATTCGTCAAGTATCCAACTGCTACTATTGGCTTTGTTCTCACCGCCGATGCCAAACGCAAAATCTACATAAGGCATGTTACCGTATGTTGCATACTCAGGCGTAGTTGTGTTAGTTCTATCGCCGCCGTTAGCAAAAATAAGTTTTGTTCCACTACTGTGTGTGCTTAGTGTTTGAAAAATTGCTTGGCATGCGCTATCATCGCTATCATCAAATCCTATAACTTTGTCTACAACACTAAGTTCTTTAATGATAGCAGCACGTTCTTCAAAAGGCATAAACGGTCTACCTTTCTTGCGTGTTAGCCAATCGTCTGAATTCACTCCAACAATTAACTTTGTACCTAATTTTTTTGCTTCTTTAAAATAGGCTATGTGCCCTGAGTGTAAGGGATCAAAGCCGCCTGTTACTAATACAACATTGCTCATGTAGATATTTATGTACGCAGTTTATGTGTGTTTTGATAAATGAAACCACGGATCACCTCTAGCTATTTCATCTTCTCGCCACTGGCAATATCCTAAATTATAAAGCCATTGATTGCGATCAAACATTATAGGATTTTCTAAATCTTTTAAATCCTTGTTGCTACAGTCCCATGCCATTGAACTAGCACACATACTAAAAGTTGGTATACCTTCACATATACTTTCTGTCAGTGCATTTGAGTTGAATCCTACTACTGCCCAAGCATTACCAAAGTCAGCATACAGCCCATCTCCGCCTTCTAACAATGCTGCACCGTGTGTATTTTTACTAATGTCTACATCAAAATCTTTTAGAGCTTCTAGTTGCCTATCTTGACGTAAAGGATGCATACGTACACGTATTGGCCTATCTGTATACTTTTTAATTTCTTGTATAGTATATTTTATAAACTGTTGATACGATCCATGTTTGTCTATAAGTTTTTTTAAACTACTGTCGCCAGGACGTTGTAATACTAATAATATATAATCGCCAGTTGTGCGCCAATCTTTTATTTCTATTGATTGTTCTTTTTGTATACGTAGCCAGCGATCTGAAGGACTATTAGCATTACAATAGTTGCCATCGTCTTGATAATAACTTGTCCAACTATACCTATGATAGGACATAGGATTTGGAGGTTGTATCATGTTGCGTCTAAACACAGCACTTTCAACAACTAAAAATGGTTTGTTACTGTCTAATATAAATTGATAATATTGATTAAGTTTTTTACGCTTTTGTCCTAAAATATTATTTTGTATATAAACATCTGCAGATTGTATTGTATCTTGATCTGCCCATGGGACTATTTTAAAATTAGGAAGATTTGGTATAGGATGATTCCTATACATTTCTTCAATGCCAATTACTAATTCCATGCAAATATATAATCTTTTCTAACGTTTGACATTTCAATAGCACCTAATGACTTTAGGTATTCGCCAGCACAGTATTCAGTATCAGGATGTTGCTCAACTACAATTACAGGTTTGTATTTCATAATAGTTTTTTCAGCACCCTGTAACACTTGCATGTCGTGGCGTTCACAATCAACTTTTAGTAATCCAAATTTAGATAGGTTTAAGTCGTCTAATTTTTTAATTTCTATTGGTCCTGTGCCTATGTTAGAAACATGACTCGCTCCGGTATTTACTTGATTGAATTGCATTTCTATATTACTATTAACGTTACCTAATGCATGTTCGTGTATTGTAACAGGTAAACCTTTTACGTTAAGTTTTAAACATTCGAGTACTTGATTCATAGGCTCAAATGCAATTACACTATTAAATTTTTCTGTTAAAGGCTTTGCCCATAAACCTACGTTTGCTCCAACATCAATTGCTAGGTTAAAGTCTACAACATATTTGTATGCTTCATCTCTAACATCATTTTGATATTGTGGCAATCCGCCATTGTTTACTTGCTTTTGAATTAATCTACTAAAATGGATATCACTGTCAGGCATCCAATAATTAAATACTTCTTTCATTTTATGAATCCCTTAAATGGCACCAAATACTTTTCTGTAACTTTTTGTTCACCTTTGAGAGTTAAAAATACAGTGTCAGGTTTGGGCTTTGCTATCCTTATCCATTTATTATCAATTGGCGTATAGTTGTACTTATCTGCTAGACTACATAATATATCTTGGTCTCGGCCCCACAGCCAATCATCAACAGGTTCTTCTAGTAATCTACTAGCATATACATTCCTAAAGTCGTCACTCTTAAACGCAACTAATCCGGCTAACCATCTGTCTGCCTTATGATGTTTTAGTACATGTTGATGTGAGAATATAGATGCAAATTCATCTATACTAAACGGCCTTGCACATATAGTGTCTGCATCAAGTGTAATAAATTGTTCTTCTATTGGTATTTTTGATGCGCACAAAAATCTTACAGCTTGTAAATATGCAATCCTTGATTCGTCATTTTTAAAAGTTTTAGTTTCAAGTGTATACTTTACATAAGGAAGTTGTATTAGTTTATTATGATTTACTACGTGACAGCGGAGTGTTAACTTAGGGCAGTGGTAGTGTATACTTTTAAGTAAATTTTCTGCCCAGTCGTTATAATATTTTTGATCACATGCAATTAATATACTATATTGAGGCATCTTCCATGCCTGCAACTCTTAGCTTAACTACATTAGTAATTTGCCATTGTTTTTGATCCAGTGCTTTAAGAACACCTAACCATTTGTTTCGTACAAGTGCAAACTCGTTGATAATTTTTTCGTAGTCAACAACGTCTGCCTCACCGTCTACGTATTTTTCAACGTCACGGCTTGACAGAGCTCGTTGATAATTTTCGAGATATTTCTTAAAGAACGAACTGCGCAATCTACGCAGTTCGATATTTAAGTAGTTTAAGATTGCTTCAATTTCTTGTAACTGATTAAAACGGTGTTCAACAAGGCCTGGCATAGCAGCCGCAGACTTTTCAACATTACCTACAAGTTTGCATTCTGCACGAGCTTGGATTAATTCTTGCTCGAAGTGTGCTATTGCATCAGGTATTCTACTTATGTCGCGACTTACTTCGCTATACCATCCCATTATTCATCCCATTCTTCTTCATCGTCATCTATATTATCTAGGTCTAGATAATAATGAATAGCTTCATCTAATGTTGCATCATGACCCATTACTTCTTTCAACATTTCATCTGAAACTCCGTAATCGGCCATAAGATCAATAAATTTTTCAGCTACAATTTCTATTTGTTTTTTGTCTAGATATTCCTTAAACAAAGTCCAAATGTCGGCAATGTTCTCTTCATTCATTAAACGCTTCCTCAATAAGATTATCGTCAGTTGCTTCTTCGTCGTCAACTTCAGCGGTATTTACCACTTGTGACTCTTTTACTAAGTAGTCTGACATAACTTTATCGAGGTTTTCGCCTACCCACTTTTTACGATAGTCAAGGATCTCTTCACCATCAAGTGTAGTGTACGCAAGTCTGTTTCCTTGCTTTTTAATAATGTCTTTTGCTTCAAACAGTTCAAGCAAGCCACTATACGGATTCATACCAGTTTCGTATGGAATCTTAACTTGTACACCTTCAAAAGGTTTAGCGTAACGAGTCTTCATAACTTTACAGCCAGCACGGATACCCATAACTTGACTGATCTTGTTACCATCTTCGTCTTCTTTTAGTTTAAGTTTCTTCATAGCAACAACAATACTTGATGCATAAATGAAGCCTTGTCCACCACTGATCTTGTCATCTGGATCAAACATATCTTGTGATGCATATGTGTGATTAGTACATACAAGTCCTACGTTATGTGAACCAATCATGTTAACTGTGTTACGAACAAGTGAAGTTAATGCCTTAGGCTTACGACCCATATCACCTTTCATGTCACCTTTGTTAAACTGATCAACATCTGTAGGTGTTAGCAACATACCTAAACTATCAATAACGAACAACACCTTAGGACGGTCTTCTTCGTTCATTGCTTTGTAGTCTGTCATAAACGTACTAATAGTTTTAGCAACGTCATCAATCATTGACATGTTGAGTTTTAGTAGTTTGTCTTCTGATGTGTCTACATTAAGAGCATGTAGCCACGATTCGTCAAGTGCGTTCTCTGAGTCAATTAGTACTACAAAGATGCCTTGTTCTTGTGCTGCTTTTACAATGTTGCCTGCACAGATATAACTTTTACCTGCGCCTGACTCTCCTGCAAACACCGTTACCTTACCCATCGGAACACCTCTGTTGAAGTCTCCTGAAATAAGATAGTTGAGTGCGAAGTTACCTGTACTAATCCAATCAGTAGGATCGTTAAATCCTGCACTCATACCTGATATGGACTTAGTTAGTGCCGTCCGAAACTTAGTCGGATCAAATGCCTTATTAGCCATATTATTCTCCTAATCTAAAAAGCTATATGGGGGACTTCTCCCCCATAAATTATTACTGTTGACGTGACCTAATCATTGCCAAGATATCTTGAGCATTGCCACCTTCTGTAGGCGCTGCTTCAGCCGCTGGCGCTGGAGTTGCTTCTGGCGCTGGTGCAGTTTCTACTACTGGTGTCGGTGCTACTGGCGCACTTTGACTTACAGCAGTTGCTTGTGGGCTTGCTGCTACTTGGGGATCACCAGTACGTGCTTGCATACCTGCAGGACGGAAATAGTTGCTCCATCGATCAGGATCGTATGCTTCGCCGTCTACTGACGCTTCAAACATCTCCTGCATCACTTTTTGTGCAGTTGCGTCTGGCTGTTTAGGTAGGAAATCTGACAACGTAAACAGACCGTGTGTATCAATTGCAGACATTTCTGCATCACCTAATGGACGATCTCTACGTGCCCAGTTTGATGTGCCATAGTCTGCATAGCCGCCTTTGCTTGTCTTGTTAAGACGGAAGTCTACACCTGCTGTATAGTCAGTTGGCATTTCTTCCATGTCTGGATCCATTAATGCTGTCTTAATGATCTGGAAGATTTGTGGACCAATAATGAAACGCCTAATAGGATTATCAGGTGCTTGATCATCAGCAATTGGATTATCTGTTACAAAGCCTTGAAATACATATGAACGCTTCTTCCAATACTTACGACCCATGTCTTCAAGACTTGAATCTTTAAACCAGCCACGCACTTCATTAAGAATGTTACATGTCTCGCCGTACATTTCCATACATGGAATTTGTACTTGTACTGGACGTGAATCAGTTTCACCTTTAATACCTGCGAAAGGAAGTTTGATCATCAAACGTTCTTTCCAAAAGAAAGTATTATCTGCGTCTCCATCAGGAAGGAAACGTAGAGTACAACTCTCGCCTTCTTTAATATTCCAAAATGGGTAAATTGGGTTTGGACCGTTTGATCCGCTTCCGCCGCCTGATGCACGGCTTTCTTGTTCTTTTAGTTTAGCTCGAATTTCTGCTAATGATGCCATAGTTAATGCCTCCTATAAATGCCTATGTCGTGTTATGTAGCTACATTGCTACGTTGTGCCTATTAAGTTTGTAGCACAGTTATTAGTATAACATCGCTACAATATTTGTCAAGTCTTTTTTAAAGAAAAAGAAATAAAACTTATAAGTGGGTTAGCTAGTTATCTTAAACCAGCTAACTCTCTCATTCTTTCATATTCGTCTGGTGCTTCCATTTGCTGTGGTTGTGTATGCATTTGGAACTCTTCAAACTTTGCTTGTATTTGTTCAATAAACGCCTTAGCAGGTTCTATGAACTGCTCGCCGTAATCTTTTTCTATCATTGTTAATACTGCTGTTTCGCCTTTTGGAAATTCGCCTGATTCTTTATCAAAATAACTCAGTATAAATTCGCCTAATGGTGTCTTTTGATCTTTTTCAAGTGTAATCTCGTCACCGTCTGGACCTTGGATCTTATCACCTTTTTTCTTGCCGTCTTTTTTAGCTTGTGCTACAGCACCCGAATATGCATTGCCTTCGTCGGTGTCGTCTTCTTTTTTGTTTCTGTCAAAGTCTGTCGTATTTAGATATTCCATTACAGGATACAATACAGTTACAATAGCATTGCCAAAACGTGCATTTTTGCCTGAACCTGGCTCAGTTTCTAATTTCTTTGCTTCGCCACGTAGTTTCATCATTCCTTCAATTGCAGCTTTGGCATTTTTGTCTAGTCCGCTAAAT